AATTTACCCCGGGGGTAGTAATATCTGTTAGATGTATGCCGGGACAAGCAGCATTGTTCCAGGTATTGTTAGAGAATGGTGTACTTAGAGATAAACTACCAAGCCATGCTCTACTAACTAAGCCTGAGTTACCAGATCCAGATCTACCATTTCACTTTCTACAGATATGGAATTGTTTCTCTTATAACTTTACTTTGTTACATCTATCATATCTTTATGATGCACCAGTAGAAGTGTATATGAAAGATCACAAGTTCTATCCTGGTAGTTACTATGCAACAATAAACTGGGGGTCAAATGACTTTAATACAGATTTATCTTTAGCTGAAGATGCATTAGAACACAAGAGTCATCATATTATTTTACTTGACAACGGGCAAATAGCTCTTCAACCAAATAATAGAATCAAGTGGTCTGAACCAAGCTTTGTAACTAAACCATTTCCTGAAAGACCAGATTACTTGGTTAACAAAGATTACTATAACTGTGAGGGATTTGATAAATGGCACACAGAAGATTCAGAAAGAATGTTTTATGATAACGAATAATTGAGTATATTATATAGTACTTAATTATTTAATCATGGCAAAAATAAAAGAACTAACAACAAAACTTACTAAAGTAAAAGTATCCCGTCCAGGTATACATGCTAAATCAAAAACTAGCCAACTTAAATCTAGCAAGAAATATAAAAAGTTATATAGAGGTCAGGGTAAATAAATTTTATTATATTTGCCTATGACTCTAGATGAAAAAGTACTTTGGGAAAAAGCTACTTTACTTGCAGAAGATAATCTACAAGCTAGAGAATTGTTTGAAAAATTAAAAACCAATAAAATGCAATTAAAAGGAAAAAGGGTTTTATTAAATAAACCAGAAGTAAAAGAATCAGCTATTCAATTGAGTGAGGCTGATAAGGTGGCTTTAGAAATGGACATGAGAAAAACATGGACTAAGTTAGAAGTATATGCTATAGGGGATGAAGTAGAATCAGTAAAGGTGGGGGACAAAGTATATATAGGAATCACCGGGTTACAAGCATCTGAAGCAGTAGAGCTAGAAGGTAACATGAAGTTAATGGTTGCTGAACGTGATATTGCAATAGTATGGTAAATTTCACAGAAGAATCAAAAGAGATGTATACACCTTTTGATAAGATAGTATCTAAACAGATACCATTGACAGATAGAATAGTAAATCTTGATAGACCAAAGTATTATGGCGGGGCAGGAAATACTTATGAAGTATTTAATGTGCTTGAGGCCTGGGGGTTAGATCAGGACTTTTATTTAGGGAATGTTATAAAGTATTTGGCTAGAGCTGGTAAAAAAACTTCTAATAAAAGAGACGATTTACAAAAAGCTTTAGTATATTTACAGAGAAGAATAGATAAATTATGAGTGAAGAAATGGCATTTAGAGAAACTAAGATATATTCTTTCGGGGATATTTTAGTTGGTTTAGATTCAGAAGAAATCACTGAGTCTGCAGAAATTGTTGAAGTTAGAGAAACGTTTTCTAAACTTGCAGAAACAATTAAAGACAATTATAATCTTAATAGATCACCAGTAAAGAGTTTGCTATTTGATCAAACAATTGGGGATTTAGTAAGGGCTCAACTAATGGTTGAGAAATTATTAAAAATGAAATGATGAAATTAGCAGCAATTATTATTATGTTTGTTGCAATAGCTATGTTATGGGCAATTGCACATATATTATATAAACCTGTGTATGACAAAAGATCACAGCAATATGTAATTAACGAGGATGATTTTAAAATTGCAAATATTTGTATTGCTATTATGCTTGGCCTCTCCTTATCAATTGGTCTACTGTTATAGCCTGACTATCCCCACTCCAATGGTTACAAAGCAGGCACATGCCCCAGTTGCAAAGCTGGGGTTTTTTTTGTATATTAGTGTATGGCAGAAATAGTTAAACAGGGAGATGTAGATATTTTAGGGACATTACTCTATACAGGTAGTGACTCTCAGGTATTAACCAAAATAATAACACTAAGTTTTAATAATCCTGCAAATTATAGATTGATATTAGAAAGATATGATGCTGCATCTGCGGGTACTATAGTTTTATATGATCTAAATCTTTCTGGAGGAGACACAGTAAATGATACTCTCACATATGCATTAAATCCAGGAGATAGATTAACTGTATATACAGATATCCCCGGGACAACATATTATCTTTACGGCATAGACTATGGAAGTAACTGATAAAAATGGTAATGTATATGGTTCTAAGCTAGAAGTATATGGGCCAGATGGAAAGCCTAAAACAACAGGTGGTGGTGGAGGAGCTCCATCAGGACCAGCAGGAGGAGACTTATCTGGCACCTACCCTGATCCTACTGTTGTATGGACTAACGGCTTACCTACATATGATTTATATTATTACTCTCTAGCTAATCCTAATGGATATATCTCAGGTATAACAGCAGCAGATGTAACTACTGCTCTAGGTTATACACCGTATGATAGCACAAATCCAGCTGGATATATTACAAGTTCTGCATTATCAGGATATTTAACATCAGCTGTAGCAGCTAGTACTTATCAACCTATATTAGTTAGTGGTACCAATATCAAGACAGTCAACAGTACTTCACTGTTAGGTAGTGGTAATATAGCAGTGCAGCCTACACTAGTAAGTGGAAGTAATATAAAGACGTTAAATAATATCCCTATATTAGGTGTAGGTAATATCAATTTATTTTATCCTATAATTAATACAAGTGGCTCAGTAGTAACAGGCACCACAGCTAATACAGTTAGTACATCTAATACTGTTAGCTCTACTTACCTGACTAATGCAACAACTTTACAGCTAAGGTTAAAAATATTTAAATCAGCAGGTACATTAGCTACTAATGTTAGAGTATATATTAATACAACGAACTCACTAACAGGGGCAACATTGATTGCAACAGGACAAACAATGACAACAGCTGGAACATTCCAACAACTGTGGAGAGACTTTTATATTAATAGTTCAATACTTTACTATTATCCATCTGGTACAGCAGCATCAAGTGATACTGCCACATATACAGCATCTACTTTTACATTAGCAGCTTCAACAAGCTACTTCTTTATGGTTGCTATTCAACATGGTAATACAACTGATTCAGCTCAAGTATTCAGAACACAATTATATTATGCCCCATAATTTTACATATAATGACATTGAGTATATCATCACAGGTCCTATAGAGGTACTATGTGATACTCAACTTCACGTTGAAACAGATAAAGGTATCATTTTGGTGGATGATACTATGGAAATTTTTAAAGATTTAGTTTCTCAATAGTTTGCTATCTGAATAATTTTCATTATATTATAGATATAGTATGTAATTATTTATTAAAACAAAAACGTCATGGATATTTTAAATTTTATTTCTTGGATTAAAGCAGGAAACTACAGGGAAACTCTTCCCACAGATGTATCAAATCTATTACCTATTGGGGCTAAAGACCCAAGTAGAGATGATGCTTGGTTACCATTAGCAGTAAATGCTGCACCTTTACAATCATTGTATGATACAGGTACTGTAACTCAGTTAACTAACATTAACACGACTGTTACTTTAAATACCCATGCTGGTATTATCACAACTGTGTCTGCAGCAACAGCATCAGGAACACCTGATATCTTTGTATTGATGAACTCTAATATTCTTTTAACATCAATTATTTTGTTGAGTGTAGAGTATCCTACAGCTGGAGCTGGTGTACCAACAGTTTCTTGTGAAATACAATTTGCAGGATCTGCTAGAATTGTACTTAGAAACCCAGATTCAGCAGCAGCACTTGATCAACCTGTGAAGATTCACTTCATGATAATTAACTAATCATGTCAATAGGAAATTTAAAAGATTATGGGAATAAAGGAAATAACTTCCCTTTTCAATTAAGTGTTTTAAAAGGCCTTCAGTCACTTTTAGATATAATATCTGGGACTAGTACTGGACAAGTTAGAACACCAAATATTTTAAACACCTCAGTTGCAGGAACAGTTCCTGATGCATTTAGTTTTTCTATTGCAAATGTAGGTGCTGCTAGTGGAACAGTGGGTGGTCAAACTCTTCCTGCTGGAACATCAGTAAATTTTGATGGAGGTGCTGTTAATAATATATTGACCGGAATAGCATATGATGCTACAGGTACAACATTTATAATAACCTGGATAGTTTAATCTAATGGGAACTTCTGTTAATCTATCTGGATATACTGTAGTTCAAGAAGAAGGTGCCAGTTTACCACCAAGATACACATTAGATTTTCAAGGTGCAGGAGTAACTGCTGCTGAGGTATTGGGTAAAACAGTTGTTACAATTCCAGGTAGTGGAACTAGCACACCCATACTAGGATCATTTTATGATACTACAACACAAAGTACAGCATCTGGAGTAGCAAAAGCAATGGAGTTAAATACTACTGATATTTCAGCAGGAGTAAGTATAACTAATAATGCTTTAGGAAGACCTACTAGAATGACAGTAAATACTACTGGTATATACAATCTTCAATTTTCTGCTCAGTTAGTCAGAACTGTTGGTGGGACAGCAAAGGAAATAAACATTTGGATCAATATAAATGATATTGTAATTCCTTGGTCAAATGGTATTATAACAATGCAAGCAAACTCAGGTGAAGCTATTGCAGCTTGGAACTATTATATTAGTTTAACTGCAGGGGATTATGTAGAATTAATGTGGACACAAAATGATGGAATAGATATACTTGCAACACCAGCAGATGTGAATCATCCAGAAACACCATCATTAATAGCAACAATGAATAAAATAAATTAATAGAATGAGTACATTAATTCAAATAAGCGGGGGAGAAAGTCTAACAGAATCTGTAGTAACTTTGTCAGCTGCTCAAATTTTAAATACAGGAGCAAGTCCTGCAGTTATATTACCTGCACTAGGAGCTAATAAATATTATGCTATTTTTTCATTAGCTATGGAGTTTACAGATAATGGAACACCATATACTATTGGGGGAGCCGGTAATCCATATTTCTTTATTAGTCCATCTGCAACAGGGAATATATTTATGCAAAAGGCATTTATGACAACTGCTGGAAATAAAGCAATGCATGCTACTCATTTTGAAGGTGGAATAGATGCAGGTAATTCATTAAACTATCAGTATAATGGTAGCTGGATTAATCAACCTCTTAGATTAAGAACATGGGGAGATGTCAATCCAACACTTGGGAATGGTACATTGAGATTTGTTATTAAGTATGAAATAAGAACATTTGGAGCATAATGAAAAAAATATTTGCACTTTCTTTATTACTAGTATTTATCACTTCTTGTTCACTTGAGAAGAGACTTGCTAAGTATTGTCCTTTATGTACTCAAAAAGATAGTACAGTAACTGTAATAGAATATAGAGATACTACTATAACAATCCCCGGGGAAACTGTATTTATAGAAGATTCTCTATACTGTGACTCTTTAGGCCGTGTATATGCTGTAAGACTCTCAGAAAAAGATGGAACTATAATTAGTCTACAAAGTAAACTATCTAAAAACAAATATAAAGTTGTTGCTACTATGGATACTGTCTATAAAGTTATTGAAGGTAACACAGTATACAAAACTAAAGTAGTAACTAAAACATTAAAACCACAAAAAATAAAATATGTGCCCGGGTTTATAAACTTCTTAGCTTGGCTAGGAGGTATATTCCTAATTATAATCATATTAAATATTATTTACCGTGTCCTGAAAGCACAAATCAAACCCTTATGAAATCAAAACTCACAATAATTTCTTTGACAATATCATCATTCTTTGCACCAGTAGAACTCATGGCACTCATATTAATGTTTATCATTTTTGTTGATACAGTAGTTAAATTAATATCCCTTAGAACAGTAGCCAAAAACACAAACAGAAAATATAGAGAAGTATTTCAATCTAAAATACTTAGACAAGGTTATGTGTACAAAGCCCTTGGGTATTATATAGCAGCTGGTGTACTGTTCCCATTAGATTATTATGCGCTTACTCCATTTGCAAATGGTGTGTTAAAGTTTTTAAACTTTGATTTTGTTATTGGTATCCCGGCAATTTTTACAAATATCATGCTTGGAATATTCTGTATGATAGAAGTATCATCAATAAATGAAAACTGGTTTGATATTACAGGTAATAATATATTCAGTAAGACCTATGGTATGATAAAGAAAATAAAAGGTGGGTTAAAAAATATATCAGATACCTATAAAGATATTAAAAATTAAACATGACAAGGGAAGAATTTTTAAAAAATAACGAGAGTAAAAGAACTAAGTGCTTAGTTTACACAAGAGTGATGGGATATCACAGACCTATTGAAAGTTTTAACATAGGTAAAAAGGGTGAGCATAAGCAAAGAATTCATTTTACAGAAACATGTTGTACCAATGAAACTAGACATAAATAAAATTGTACAAGCAAGATTAGACAGTGATCAATTTTTTGCTGAGGAGTCTAAGAAAACACAAATCTATCTGCATCATACAGCAGGTGGAGGCAATGCAGTAGCTGTATCACGGTACTGGAATAGTAATGATACAAGAATAGCAACTGCATTTGTTATTGCTGAAAATGGAGACATTGTACAATGTTTTTCATCTAAACACTGGGCTTGGCATTTAGGTATAGATGCAGAGGACTTTGTTAAAAATGGTGCAAAGTATCAGAACTTAAATAAACTTTCTGTAGGTATAGAAGTATGTAACTGGGGTCCATTAAAACTCCGCAATGGTAAATACTATAACTATGTAAACGGTGTAGTTAAACCTGAGAATGTAACAACACTTGAAATACCATTCAAAGGTACCAAATATTGGTATAAATATTCAGATGCTCAAATTGAGTCTTTGAGACAACTAGTAGAATACTTATGTGAAACATATGGTATTCCTAAAACATATAGATCAGAAATTTGGGCAATAGATAAAGAAGCCTTTAAAGGAACTCCTGGGATTTACACACACAACTCAGTTAGAAAAGACAAGAGTGATATGTATCCAGATCTCAGAGTAATAGAAATGTTAAAAAACCTATAGTATGAAATTTAGAAACTCATGGCAGTCATCTGCAAAGCAATGGGATAAACTAATGATAAGGATAAGAGTATCTTCATTAGATATATTCTCATTTGAGATAGATATCTCAAGAAACTTTTATTTACTTACCATATTAAACTTTACTATTAAGAACAGATAAAGATACTTATGCTTCTCTAAGTAAGATGATCCAGGTATGTTGTATGCCTGGATTTTTTATTTAAACTTGTTTTATTTAAACTTATTTTATATATATTTGTATAAACTAATATAAATTAATGTCTTATGGAACCAACAAATCAACAACCAGAAATGGAAATGACCCCAGAACAATTAGAAGAGCAAAAGGAAAAGATGCTAGAATTCTATAAAGAATCTATGCCTTATTTACAAGCTCAACTAACTTATGAAGAAATGCTTTTAAAGATTGATGAAACAAGATTCAAAAGATCTAGCATTCAATATCAATTTGCTATGATGATGAATCCTCAACAAGAAGAGAATGATGATCATGATGAATCTTCTGAACCAGCTAAATCTGAAAGCAGAAAGCTTAAAAGAGGCTAGTCATGGCTATAGTAAATCAAGTACAGAAAAGAGTAAGAATGCCAAAATGGGATGTAGTTAAATTCCAGATTCTTGCACACTGCTACATTAAGAGAATAAATCTTAGTGATTCAGATCTTAATTGCTTGACTTTACTAAGTTTTAATGAACCAATAGAATTAACAGATTTTTGTTATGATGCATCATCAGAAGATGATCCTATCTTTAAATCTCCACAAACAGTAAGAAACAGTATAAATAAAGCTGAGAAAAACAGTTTAGTAATTAAAGATACATCTAATAAAAAGTTAATTAAATTAAATCCAGATTTAAAAATTCAGACAAAAGGAACTATTCTTTTAGATTATAAATTTTTAGGAGATGAATCCAAAGAAGGTTAGAAAAATCTATGATATAGTTTCTGAAGATCTGAATATTAAAAAAGATTTAGTTGAAGACTTAGTAGAGTTTTATTATGCAGATGTTAGAAAGCTGCTAACTAATCTAGAATATCCAAGAATAAATATAGATGGTCTAGGACAGTTTGTAGCAAAACCAAAAGCAGTAATAACATCAATTGATAAAATTAGAAAATCTTTAGAAGGACATGATACATCTACATTTAAAGCATACCACAATAAAAAGGCAATGGAGAATAAATTAGAATTATTATTAAAATTAAGTTCTAAATTAGAATTAGTAAATAATAAAAAACAAGAATTCTTAAAAACTAAAAAAGATGAAAAACGTACTTAATCTTATTTGGCAAAATAGATCACAGATATTTGAGGGTATTAAAAACTCTGTTATCAGAGATGAGACAGTAGAAGAAATATCTAGATTAAGGTATGACATCTGTGATGAATGTCCTAGTAAAGGTAAAAAGTGTGCAGTTAAGGGCACAGCTCCATGCTGCAATGAATGTGGATGTTCACTTACATTTAAAACTAGATCATTATCATCAGAGTGCCCTCTTGGTAAATGGCAAGCAATTATTACAGAAGAACAAGAAGAACAATTAGAGAACTTATGAGTATAGTATTTAACGCAAAAGATCATAGCTATAAAAGCCATGATGGATCAGAGATCAATTGGATAAGTGTAACTACACTGGTATCTCATTTTAAAAAACCTTTTGATGCAGAAAAAGTTGCAAAGAAAGTATGTAAAAATAAGAGATCAAAGTGGTATGGCTTTTCCCCAAAAGATATAGTTTCTATTTGGAATGCTGAATCAGAAAGAGCAGTAACCCTAGGAACATTCTATCATAATCAAAGAGAAGCTGACCTATGCTCATTAGCCTCTATGGAAAGAGAGGGTGTAACAGTTCCTGTGTTTAAACCTAATGACTTAACAGAAGGTATTAAGCTAGCACCATCACAAAAATTAGAACCAGGCGTGTATCCAGAGCATATGGTTTATCTTAAATCAGCAGGCATCTGTGGTCAGTCAGATCTCGTAGAAGTTGTTAATGGTAAAGTAAATATTATTGACTACAAAACTAATAAAGAGATTAAGACTGAATCTTACAAAGATTGGGAGGGAGTTTCAGAAAAGCTACTCTCTCCTGTATCTGGCCTAGATGATTGTAACTTTAATCATTATAGCTTACAACTAAGTATTTATATGTACATGATAATTAAGCATAATCCTAAACTACAACCCGGAAAAATGTTTCTTCATCATATAGTATTTGAAACAGAAGGTTTAGATAGATATGGCTATCCACTTACAAGGTATGATGATAATGGAGATCCTATAGTAAAAGATGTAGTACAGATGGAAATACCATATTTAAAAGATGAAGTAACAGCTATTATGCATTATTTACATGATAATAAAGATAAAATTAAAAAGAAATGATACTAACTAAACTATTTGATATTCAAAATGGTGTTGTAATACCTACAGAACATTGCTATACACTAAAAGCACTTAAGATGGTAATGGATAATTATCCTGAAGACTATCTTAAAATATATCAGTATCTATTTTATATGTCATGTCCCAATCCAGATCTTAATCCCTTTTTCTTTACACCAGATATGGATAAGGAGATACTTATACTACAACAAATAGAAGCTGAGTTCTCTACTGAAGATGATGATATCTTTACAGCTCTTAAGTTTTGTCAAAAGATGTATGAAACACCTACATCTAGAGCATATAAAGGTATTGCATCTATGTTAGATAGATTAGCTAGATATATGGAAAACACACAGATTACTGATGGTAGAGATGGTAACATATCTCAGATACGTGCAGTAGCAAAAGATTTTGAACAAATTAGAGCATCATTTAAAGGTGCATATAAAGATCTACAAGAAGAACAATCTAGTAAAGTAAGAGGTGGTATTGGTATGGCATATGATCAATAATGGAAATATTTGAGAACATACCAACCTATGATAATGGCACTTGGACTATTACAGACTTTTCTTCAAGAGAAGAGTTTTCTAAGTTTATAAGAGACATATTTAAAGAACCAGGAAAATATAATTTTGATGAAACTAGCTTATTATTTAATTCTGAATCAAGAAAATTCAGAGGCAGTGGATATTACTGCGACTCTCCATTTAAATCCAAAGATTTTATCAATTACTGGGATGACCAGAAACTTAGATGTAGAAGAGGAGTTATCTATAGATCAGGAGGAGATACCTGGTATCTTACAAGAGATTACTACATGTGGCTCAACTTCTTACCAATATTTGATAAAGAACA